TGTTCCATCATCAATTTCACAAGCATCATCTAGTCTTTGGTCTCCATACCATTCAACATAGCCATATATAAGACCCTCGTTATCGTCTCCCCACCAACTGTATGCTTGTGTGTCATACCAATAAAACTTTTTATAGCTGACTGTATCATAATCAACTTCACTTGCATCTGCATAAATATGTTCTTCATTCATGCTTCCTCCTTAAACTTTTGTAATAAAAAATCTTGATTAGCTTCGAAATAATCTGTTTTACTCAAAACATCTTTTTCACCATACGCTTCTTTTTCGAGTAGATATGCTTTGTACATATTATCAAAAAAGATTTCGTACGGGCTACGTTTATCCGACCATGAGTAACTGTATTCTTGATTTAATTTTTTTATATCCATAATTTGCTCCTAGTTATAAAGGCGTTGTTCATATGACATCTCAGCCAAACAGGATTTGGTCTTTAATAGCTATCCTCTTTTCCGCTAACCTTCATAATTAATCTAATAACGTCATATACGCTTCAGGTTCGTGTTGCATAAACCAATCTAAACCTTCTCGCATATCGTCGTATTGTTTTAAGGCTTCGCTACCTTTGATAAAATCATAGACTGCAATAGCGTCAGGTTTCAATAACACACTTTCTCCTGAAAATGGATTAGTAACCGTTTGTTCAGTTGTTCCGATAGCTAAACCTTTCGGTAAGTTTTTTGTTCTATCCGTCATACTTCCTCCTGATGTTCTCTCTCCAACCTCTCTAAATTTTCGTCAGAAAACACATCTTCAATTTGCAGACAAACCGCTTTTTCTCTCTCCTCAGGAGTAGCGTCCGCAGCTCGTCCTCTTCTAAGTGTTTTTTCTTTAACAATCTTAGTATGTATTTTATTTAGAACTTCGTCTGATACAACTTCGTGATCTGTAATTAAATTCAATATTATTTCTTCAGCATTATCACAGACAAAAGTTGCCACTTCACCTCCCATATTTATTTTATCTTGCATCACTACCTCCTTAGTGTATGTTGTTTTACGTATTCAGGACTGTAATCTTCTGCTGGACCCTCTGCCACGTGCGAGTAATTACTTTCTAAATACTGTTCTAGAAACCTCAAAACGTCACTCTTATAGAGTTTATCCGAAGGTCCATAAACTTTTTCAAAGTCGAGTAAGACCTCGACCACCCAGTTGTGAGCATCTGCTATCTGTTGCTCAGTAAAGTTATCGTATTGTAAATGCTCAGTAACATATTTCAACGCTTGGTTTTTAATATCACTTGTGGTCAACATCATCAACCTCCTCTTTACTTAGCAGCGTCTTTACACGCTCAACTGTCTGCTTTTCCATTTCTAGCATAAGTATGCGGTTTTTCAAGGTTAGTATTTCGTCAACAAGTTGTTTATTGACTTCCTCTTGTGACTTTTGAGTTTCGACAACTTTACGTAAAGTCTCCGTAAGTTTGTCAAGTAACTCGATCATCATTTTTTCATTCATAACTTTCTCCTTTCTTGTTATTAGTTATTATTAAATTATAGTTACGAGTATTAGCAAAGTAAAGCACTATACCAAGCCCCTGACTTTAGCCATACGTTTTGACATACGGTAAATTGCACGACCACATTTAGGGTCTAAAAATATCGTCGGCTCACGTTGCTCGTTACCTTGGTGATCTTTAGTTATCCGTTGTACGTGTTTAGCTTGCCGCCAATCGACCCCACCTTTTTTCAAAACTTTGCGTAACAATTTAGCTTTCTTACTATTCATCGCTCATCACCACGGCAGGTAGTTCGTTATAATCTTGATATTCCATATCTAATAAAAACCTATCCATAACGGTAGGGTCATCTATATTTGGGATATTAAATACGGCTCGTACTTCGATATCGTTATGATCAAGAGTCATTACAATCGGAAACTTAACCGTTTCATGATCTAGTTCTAACTCGCTAATCGTTTCGTTAATTTTATACATATCAGGATATTGGTTTTTATCGGCACGTTCTGCTTGTTCTACTAGCTTTTCTAATATTGGAATTGTTGCGTATTTAATCTTTTTCATATTACCACCATACCGTCATTACTGCACCACGCTCTGAAGCTACTCGAAACAAAGTCTCTAAATCACAAACTTCTTTAAAAGTATATTCGTAACCGATGCTACTTTGATAAATAATAGTATCGTCTTCAACCACTTCATCAAGTTCGTCTGCATCTTCTAACTTAGCCGTAATCAGCTGACCTAACGCGTCGGCTTGTTGTTTTAATTCTTGGCTAGTAATATGAGCGTCTTCGCCTTCAATATGCCAGAGTCCTGGTTCGTCCATAAGTTCACCTACTAATGGTTCATAAACTTTACCTCTAAACGAACCATCGGCACCATGACCACTCATCATGCCTCCACATAAATTAATATCTTTGATACGGTCGTCATCTTCATGAGTAAATGCTTTTTCACGATCATTGCTGTGAACTACATAACAATCTAAACCCATAATTACCTCCCTATATGTTTAATATCGTCTTTAGGGATAACCTGATAGGCTCCTTTATTATACGCAGGGGCAATAGTGTATTGACTACTAATGCGTCTACGCTCCTCTGGTGATAATGGTTTATCGTCTTTTTTATTCATAACTTTCTCCTTTCTTGTTTAGTTATAGTATTTATATTAAACGCCAATATTAGCAAAGTAAAGCACTATTAGACACCACGTAAAAACCAAGACATAAAAACTATCTGGTATCATCGTGTTGTACATTACGCAATCTAGCGTGTAAAGAATTTTCATCTTCTTGTTGTTTTTCTTCTATAAAATCGTAGAGTGCATTACTAAACTCCTCGCTAGTAAATGCTGAACCGAAACTATAGATTGCTCTACTTAGTTCCGTGACCGTAGTTTCAATAACTTCGCCGTTATCTTTAATAAATTGTATTTTCATTTTCTTCCCCTAAAAAGGTGAGTGTACGAACAATAGTGTAACATCGGGACTATTTACAGTGTTCGCACACTCACGGGTAATTATACCTTCGAAAAGTAACCTTCGTCTTTCAATCTTTTAGTATAAAACCTAAAGATTCGCATAGGTTCTTGACCAGTAATCAAATTACCTTGTTTAACAGCAAGTTTAACCAAATCCTGTGCTGTAAAGCTAGACGAGTCAAGCTCACCTTTTTTAGCTTCTTGTACAGTTTTGATTAAAGCTATCATCTGTGCAGTTTTGCACTCGATTTTTTTACCACTGTACTTATATAAAGTACGTGCTGAGCCTTTACTGGCTTGTTTTGGTTCAGGGATAGTTATCCCCTTGCTTTTTGCTGTCTTTTTGACAGCAGGTCTTCTTTTTACAGAAGATGAAGTTGAAGTTTGCGTTTGCATATCTTTCTCCTTTCTAGTTGTTAAAATTATCTACCTTGCGGTAGAACATAGTACCTATTCTGCCTTAGAGTAAAACGAAAGTAAAGCAGTATAAGATTAGTCTTGATCAACGTAATTACGAGTAGCCCCATAAAGATAATCTTCAATACTATCTTTTACGCCTTTCGTATCGTCTACAGGACTGATAACCGTAAGACTTAATTCTAGTAGAGTTCGAGCCTTCACTAAATCGTCAGCTAATTTATTTACGTGTTTTTCTAAGTCTTTTACGTATTGCTCAGGGTCTAGTCTTTTCTCCATATCCTTACTCCTGATAGTTCTCTATCGCCAACACCTATCTTTTCTAGACGGTATCTAATTATAAAATGCTGCTCGGGGTCTTGTTTTTTACCAAACGTCCGAGTAGCTTGTGATAAACGGTTTTTCATACGTTGGGCGTTATCACCTTCTTCCAACGGTATAAAGATAGAGTCACCTACTTCCATATCAGCAAAAGGGTAGTTTGATCTACTCCTAGTATCTTCAGGAAGGGGTACGCCTTTATCTATTTTAATTTCTAAATCAGCCATTTAAATCCTCCTCTGGGTTAGAAAAATGGACTAAGCCCTTATCTTCTAAAAAGTTTTTCCAAAAAGCCAAGACCGTAACAGCATCACCATCGGCGACACCTGATAGTTCTTGACAACCTTGCGTAATCATAGTGTCAGACACTACCTGAGCCAAGTCTTCTAGACCTGACTCATGTAGAGCAACCCATATCATACTCATGACCTCGTGGTCAAATTTGTAGTGTGTAGGGTTATCAGACATTAGGCAGTCTCCGCATATTTAATAGCTAAATCTAATGCTTTAGCTTTGCGGTTAGCCGCCACGCCGAACCAAGAGCTGTGTAAGCTGTTACCTTTTTCGTGAGACTCACGTAAGTGATCTTCTACGTAGGTAACTGCATTTAATGCACCCCACCAAGTACCTTTAGAAGAAGCTAGATTGGCTCCTGGCTGTTGCTCAAGAGCATCTACTACTAACTTAGGGTACTTATTGAACTGCTCGATAAGTGGTGCTTGTTCACCAATTAACTTACCATCAGCTTTTAGTTTAGCTTCATGACGATACGTCAACATAGTATTAGGTTGATATAACTCACCTACAAAGTCTAAAAACTGCGGGTGTTTAGCTTTCTTATTAGAAAGAAACTCCGCCGCTTCTTTAAACTTAGACATCTTCTCTGCTGATAGACCTAACGCCTCCTCAGCAGCTTCCATGACGTCTGCCCCAAACTCTTTAACGTGTGGCATACGGAAAGATGCTGTACCTTTCTCGCCTAACGCAAAAGTAAGAGTGTTGTTACAAACAACTCTTATTGGTGTAAGTTTAATAGTCATCGACTTACCTACTACGTGCGGTTGGTGTATTAAAAGATACCCTTTAATATGGTCTTCGCCCGCAAGTTCGAAATCCTCAGAAATTTTGGCTAAGCCCCAAATTTCTCCACCGTCTTTTAAACTACCTGCGGTTTCCATTTTCATGTGACCCGCTTCAGTAAAGCGTTTAAAAAACTCAAATATGTCCTTATTTTGGACAGGGATATAATCCCTACCGCAATGACTAAGAACACGGTTATCAGAATCGCGAACGATGTGGAAAGTATTTTCCGCTTGGATTAAACCAACATCGTCGCCCCACTCAGGTGCGTCAAGCGTATAACTAGGACGTTTACTAACTGTCCAGTCTAGACCTGCTGCCTCCTGCATTTGTAATGGTGTAAGATCATCACTTACTTCGACACCTAATCCGTGCCAAGGTACTTGATTAGCCCACGCCATCGTTTCTACTTGATGTGCCATAAAACCTCCGTTTTGTTTGCACTGTTATAATGATCGTAGTTGTTAGCTACCCGTATATTTAAAAGCACAGCTTTAAGAAAGTAAAGCACTACCAAGAGCCTCCCAATCGTAAGGAACGTTTAACGTAAGCAACGCGGGAGAGTTATAACCACCCTTCATCAATTCTTTTATTCCTGTTAAACTGTCTATATGGTAGAGTTTCAGTTCAGCATTTTTTCTAGCTAAAACAAACACTTGACCACCATGAGCTGCTCGTTTACCCAACCACGCTACTTGCATAGGACGTAGAGTAAGAGCATTACCTGAATGTATTTCTTTTAGTTCTACCCAAAACTCTTTACCTTTCGCACAACCGTTTACATCAGGCACTCCTGCTCCTGTCATACCTGTTTCGATTCGTTGTAGATGTATAAACGGTAGATTAGTCCGCATTAACAACCATAGGTTCTTTTCTTTCGCCATCTTCTAATTGTGTTATTCTTTGTTTTAATAGAGTTACAAGTTTTATTATTGCACTCTTTTTTCGGTCTTTATTAAATGCTTTTTCATGGTAGTGTGGACCATAGTAGAATTCTAGTCCTTTATGTATTTGATTAATATGACATGAACCGTCTGTATAACGAGCTTCTGGTAAATCTTCTATAATACACTTTTCAATATAATAATCACTTTCATAAGTATACGGTGTTAAATCTATAACTTCTAAACAGTTTTTTGACTCAACAATATTTACATTGCACTTACCGTAATACCCTTCATGCCATTTACCAGCCTCAGAAAAAATACTTTCTGCGGGAGTAAGTCTTTTACGTTCATCTAATCTAGTTAATTTGCTACACTCATCACTACAATACAATGTTTGACTACCTGTAAGTTCTTTATCGCAAACCACACACTTAAATTTTTTATTTTCTTGACGTAGTTTAGCTAATTCTTTATCTAATTTAGCAATACGCTTTTCTTGTTTTTCTTTTTCTCGTTCTACCTTTTTTATCTCTCTTTTCTTGTACCTTTCTTGTTTTTCTTTATAAGCATCGTACCGTCTTTCTTCTTCACGACATTTAGGCGTACAATATTTACGTTTATGACCGCCAAAATTATCTCCGCACCATTCACACTCATACGGTCTATCGCTTTTATCTTCTAGTAATGGGTACTGCAGTACAAAATTAGTCATAATAACTATAATAAAGGTCAATATAAGTTAAGTAAAGGAGTACAGACGAGCAAAACGCATATAAGCTAAAATAAGCCGATCTGGGCGTATTTAGATAGTTCTTAACTAAAACCTTCGGGGTCTTTTGAAAAACGCCGTACGTGCGGTTTCTGGGAACCGATTTTAAAAAATTTAGTAATTTTATAACCATCCCGTATGCGGTGCTACTTTTTGATTATCGGAAGCTAATTTGACATCAACTTCTTTTAGCCACTCATCGTAAGCCCTTTTGCTTTGTTCATTATCTTGATAGAGTTGCATAAATTCTGTCCATTTATTACGGGCAATTTGTACGCCCCTATAATAATCACCGTCACCTAACTTACAACGGGTTACTATTTGCCAAACTCTTTGTTTAGTTAACTCGTATTTCTCGCCTAATTCTGCTAACGTTTCTTCTGCAGCTTTCCAATCGTCATAGATTGCTCGATAACGTTTAGCGTTTTGTTCTGCTTTATATGTATCTATACCTCTCATAGTATCTCCTTTGTTTCACCCCAAGATTTACCAAGTTCTACATCTACTAACAACGGCACTGCTAATTTTACGCAATCTTGCATTGTTTTAGAAATAAGTAGAGCTTGTTCTTGATCAACTACCGAAACATCAACTTCATCGTGTACTTGTAGGTGCGGAACAATACCTTGTTCCCATAGACCTAACATCGCTAATTTAGTCATATCAGCTGCTGAGCCTTGAATTAATCTATTAAGGGCTTTATATGTAAATGATCTTTTTAAATTATCTCCGTATTTTTCTTGTGCGTCTTTTAAAGGCAACGGAGTAGAGCGTTCGTATTTATTTTCCCATAAATCAAAACGACATCGTCTACCTGCAAAAGTTTTTATATATCCTCTATCCATAGCTACGCGAGTGCAATAATCTTGTAAAGCTCTAATAAAAGGTACTTTCTCATGGTATTGTAGAAATAGAGCTTCCGCTTCTAAATCATCAACACCTAGTTCTTTAATTAGTTTTTCTTTACCCATACCATAGCTAAGTCCTAGATTTATCGTCTTAGCTTGTTTACGTGGTATTTTTGCCATATCTGCTACGATCTGATGAAAGTCAGCATTATCGTTAGTATACTGAGCTACTGCGTCTTTTGCTCCTGTTAAGTTCATCTGATCAGCATAATGTACGGTAAGTCTAGGTTCTTGTTGAGAATAATCAAATACCCCCCACTGACAACCGTCTTCAGGAATAAATAAAGAACGAATAAGATTGCCTATCTCAGGATCACGAGCAGGTACTTGTTGTAGATTAGGATTACTATAACTAAACCGACCGCTAACCGTGCCGCCACGATCATTACGCATAGCATGGGCTTCCGCGTGTATCCTGCCGTTAAAACAATGTTCTTGAATCATCTTTTCAATAAACGTTGTTCTAGCTTTATTTAGTTTTCTAGCCCTAACGATCAACTGCGGTAGTTCATGCTCATGTCCTTCTAACCAGTCTTTTTGAAAACTAGCCATACCTTTTGCAGTATGCGGGTACCAAAGTTTATTCTTATCAAATATCTCTTGTAACGAAGCGTTAGCCCAAAGATTAACTTCAGCACCATACTTACGTTTTATTTCTACTTGTAACTTTTGTTCTTCGGTAGAGAGCTGTTTACTAACTTGCTCGGCTCGTTCTTCATCTATTCTAACGCCACGCCATCGCATTTCTAATAACAACGGTATTAGACGACACTCCATAGCTAATATCTTTTCTAAATCTTGAGCAACGACTTCAGCTTTTAATTTATGCCAAAGTTTTAAAGTCAACGCTGCATCTTGTTGCCCGTAAGGACCAACATATTTTGCAGGTAGTTTATACATCTCTGATTTAGGATTGATACCGAAAGCTAGAGCAGCATCACGTAATAACGATTCATCTTTCTTTTCGTTACAATAAAACTCACCTAGATTATCTAACGAATAAGAATAGCGATGTTCATCAACTAGCGGTGCGGCAACTATAGTATCTAGAATATTGCCTTTTATTTCTACGCCTTCTCGCCTTAACCAACCTACATCATAGAGGGCGTTATGAAATATAACGTCTCGTTTAGTAGAGCTAAGTAGATTACGTAGCCAACGTAAAACAATATCTTCATCTAAATTACCACCGCCTTGATGACGAATAGGAAAATAACCAGACCACTTTTCAGTAGCTACCCCAATACCTACGATATACCCACGACTTGTAGCCCAGCCTGGACCACAAGTCATTAGATGTGGATCGTAAGTTTCTAAGTCTACTGCTACTGTTTCTGTTTCCGAAAACTGCGGAAACACTTCAGGCACAGACCAAGAACTCTCAGGAGCAAAAAGTGGTTGTTGCATAATTACTTTTTCTTAACGATCTTAGTAACTTTAGCTTTAGGTTTCTTTTTCTTTGGAGCTTTACCACCTACCCATGCTTCGTTTACATCAGGGGTATTAGGGTCGTCTGCAATGAACTTACCTTTTTTACCACGTGCTCGTTTTACTTCCGCTACTTCCTCTTCAAATTTATCTAAAGTCACCGTAGCTTCTTCTATAGCTTCTGCTAAAACTTTTTCATCTTTAGTTTCTACAGGTTTTTTAGTATTGTCTGTAAAAAATAAATTTTTAATGCTTTGCCATAAACTCATAATTAATCTCCTGTTGGTATGCCTTCTGAGGTTACTGTTTCAGAATAAACTGCTTTACTCTCTTGCTCAGAATCATTTATTAAAATATCGTTTTCTACTAATAATAAATATCTACGTAAATCGCGGATATCATCTAGTAGTCCTGCTTCGCCTTTAAATGCTTCACCTGCTTCAAAGATATCCCACCCGTGTTTTTCAGACTGGTGTTCTATCCTATCGAACTTACGTGCTAACATCATAAAAGCCCCTACGCCACCTCTACGTTTCCAAGAGTCACCGTAAGAAACTTCAGCTCTTTTTAACGCTTCTAGGTCGTTTTGGGCTATATCTTTCATAGCTTCCCAATTACTAATCGCCATAATTTGCTCCTTAGTTGTCCGCAAGTTTTAATGTAAAAGTAGTGTCTCGTTTGCGGACCCATTCGAAACACGCTTTCATCCAATCGTATGCTTTAATTTTATTAATCCAAGCATAAGAATCCTCGTAACGTCTACGCTTATGAAAAAGATAAGCATTAACCATAGGTATTGCTATATCTCGTATAGACGGATTTTGAAAAGTTTTTATCGGTCCTGTATATTCTTTAGTTGAGAACGTTTTACCTGTAGTTATAACATCATCAAACGCCGCAAAAAATAAATCTAATTCCCACTGAAAAGTTTTAGAATGAGTTATTAAAGGCACAAGGTCTTTTTGTTTAATATATTCATAATCGTTTTTAGTAGAACGCCAACTATAAATATCAATAACCCCTAACTCTTTACAACGCTCCCAAACATCGTTTTGATAAACATGAAAACTATCGCTAATTTGAGTATATTCACCAACAGCTATTTCTAATCTCGAAGCAAGGTACTCTTGTAACATCGACATATGTACTGCGTTAGCACCATAAGCTCCCCAAAGCATATCGTTGGAACGATTACAAACAGTCATATTTAGTTTTTTATCTCTAACTTTAAAATAAATATTCGTATTACAAGGTACGTCTTTACCGTCTCTATCTAAATCTTCTTTAACGTCCCACATCTGTAATACTGCCCGTCTATCGTCTGGGTTACGATGTAACATAGCGATAATAATTTCTAATTGATCTTTATCAAAATAATCTCGCCAACGCCAACCGTAAGCCCCCCATAGAGTCTCATTATCATCAGAAAAATCTCGCATAGACTCTACAAAAAAAGTCAATGGTCTTAAATCTTTACGTCCATGTAACATCCATAGCCCTTCTATAAAATGGAAAAAAGGATTAGCGTCGCGTTTTTCACAAAACAATACACGTTCCGTAGGTTTTTGATAGACCGTAGCTACTGGTTCTACTGCTTCTAACGTCAACCCGTTTCTACTTTCTTGTTCTCGATAATTAGTTTTTTCTAAAAAGAAATCGACACCTAATCTAAAAGCGTCGTTTATATTTCGTGCGGTTATTACTTTCATAGTTCGTATTTGCTTTTACCTGCTACTACATCTTCAACTATAGGCAAGTCGTTTTGTTTATAGATAGAGCGTGTTCTACCTTCTTTTTTAAGAATACGTGAGTATTTATCAAACTCACACAAACCTCCCTCTATCTCCCTTAATTCATAGTTAACAGAGTTTCTTTTAGTAACCCAAGAGTTTCTTTCAAAAGCTATTTTTAATAACTCTTGCATCTCACCGTTCCAATCATGACTACGTAAACAATACTCTAATGGTCTACCTGTCAAACGGTTAAGACCTCGCATAGCTCCTGGACCTGCGTTAGCCCAAGTCATAATATCATTAGCTTCATCTAATAAATAAGTATGTCTTAAATCAGTAACAACCTCGTACGCCATAAATGGACCCATGTAAGGATAATCTCGTAGAGTTTCCCAACAAAACTCTAAAGAAGAATTGTTTAATGCTTTTTCATTTTCTAATTTAGTCACCAAATAATCTCTGTCGTTCCACATATGACTTATACATTCAGATACTCCTGTAACTTTATCCATACGATTAGGGGTTTTAATAATATAAGAACCAGTAATCCATTTAGGTTGTTGTCTAATAAGTTCAATAGCTTTCTTTCTATTCCAATTAAACAATAAATCATTTTCTATTAATGTCCTTCCTGTTTCTATTAAATTAAACCACCTAAAAATTATTACTGCCATAAAAACTCTAGGGTCGTCTCGTAACGGTTCTCTAATATGTTTTCTAAGCCACCGAGTAGTTCTATCTTCTTCTCGATAAACTTGACAGAATTTAAACTCTTGTAAGATAGGATCATTAGTCCAAGGGGGCGGTAAATCATTTTCTTTCTTTTTACGAATACTTTCCCGTTCTTCTTGCCAGTAAAAATATCTATCAAGTTCTTCTGCAATAAACATTACTTCTTAGTTAGTCTCCAAGCACAGTTATTAGCATGTTCAGGATACATAGTTGCTGCTGCCATACGTAAGAACTGTTTGCCGAAACGTTCAGTTAACATAATCATTTGTTGGTCTGTCCACTCTAAGTATTTATCACGCGTACCATCAAACCTAGCTTTCTTTAAATTAGGCATCTGTATAAACGTACCCGTAACCGCTTCAATATTAAAATTACGTTCTAGTTCTTCTTTTAGTTCTTCGAAACCCCACTCATAAACGTGGTCTTCAGGTAATTTATCGTTTGACCCGTCATGGTTAGGTGTAGAAACATAACCTAGTGCATTGGGTCGCATAACCCTAGCTACATCATCTAACCACGCGGGTACAAACTCTCTACCCATATGTTCAATAACTTCGGTAGACCAGAAAAAGTCTATACTTTCATCAGGTAAATCAAACACAGGATTTACTGTTAAATCTTGTATTCTTATTTGTCCGTTAAAGTTTTTAAACCAAGTCGATTCTTCTAATTTACCACCTGCATTAGACCAAAACTTATTTTCTAATTCACAAGCAGGATCAATATCGTAACCATAATACGAACTTATAATATCGGATTTTTTAACTACGTATGCTTTATATAAACAACGTAACGCCCAACATTCCCCACAACCAACTTCTAAAGTATCTAGCGGTCTATCTAAAACTTTAGCTTCATCTATAGCTAAACTAGCGATTTTATCAAACCGACTCATATGAGCTAGTTCATCAGGTCGCCAGTTACCTAACACCCCTGCCGAAGCAAGGTCCATTCTAGTATTTTTACTGTCGTTCTCATTAACAGTAAGTTTCTTTCTAATTGATGACATATATTCTCCTTTCTAAAAAATTAATCATATATTTTATTATCCTTTACTTTTACGTGCAAAGTAAAGAACTTTTATACTTGATAACAGCGTGTTGTTTTAGGCTCAATCAAATATAAATTTTCTTTCGTTCTAGTAATACCTACATAAAATACTCTGTTTTCATCATCAGGATTACGTTGGTAATTTTTATAAACTCGTGCCGTAATATCCGTTAATAACACTACATTAGTTGCTTCTCCACCTTTGGCTGCATGAATAGTAGATAAACGTATACGTGGTTCTTTTGTTATTTTTTCTCCTCTACGTAACATTGCTCGTATATAACTTATTTCTTTTACGCTTAACATAGTAAAAGCATCGTACCAACGACCTTCAGGTAGATCAGGAAACATATTTTTTAAATCTTGATACTGTATTGTTAAATCTGCGTCAACCTCATCTAGTTTTTTATCGTCTTTAATTCGCATATATTTTAAAATATTAATACACTCATTTATCGGCACTGCTCTACCTTGGTTTAATCGTTCCCAATTTATTACTGCTCTAATTTTCTTTTCAGAAATACTTGGTCTACCTTTTACTTCAAAAAACCAACCTTGGTTTCTACAATACTCATCTACTTCTTCTAACAGGTAATTAGTTCTAGCTAACACTAACCACTCACCTTCTTCCATATTTACTAATTCGATAGTTGGTTCCCAACGTACGGTGCCTTGATCTTTTCTAGGTGTCCATTCTTTATAGATTCTAGAACGTACTTGATCGATACAACGTTTAGCTACTTCATGAACTTCTAACGGCACACGATACGATTGTTTTAACACCATAGCATTACTAGAATTTTTAATTAAATAATCTACGTCTGCTCCCGCCCATTTATAAATAGCTTGATCATCATCACCCGCAACATAAATACGGTCAGCTTGTTCTGTTAATTTACGTACTACCGCCCACTGTAACGGTGATAAATCTTGAGCTTCATCTACAAACATAACATCTAGTTTAGGCACGTCACCACGTAACAAAAACTGTTGTAACATATCTGTATAATCTACTAACAATCTATCTTCTTTAAATAAACGTAGCCCTCTAGCGTAACGTTCTAACTCAAACCACCCTACTGCGTCTTCTACTTCATGCCATTGTTGCTCTAATGGTATTTCTCGCATACGAGCTAAATTTTCTATAAACGCTAAACGATCATCATGGGTCATAGCAAATAAATGTCCATCGTCTGAGTTAGTACGACCCGTTAAACGAATATTTAGTTTCTCATTTAAATCTAATATATCTGAATGACTTATAACACTTTCTCTACTCAGTCCTAATTGTCTAAACGCTAATGAATGTAAAGTTCTAAAAAACGGTAAGTCTTTATTAGCGATATTAAAACGTTGCATCGCTCTTTCTTTACCTTCGTTTACGGCTTTTTTAGTAAATGTAAAAAAGCCAATACTTTCTGGTTTTGTACCTTTTTCTAATTCATCTTCTATTAACCCTAATAAAGTGCTAGTTTTACCTGTTCCAGGAGGTCCAAGAATTACTTGAGTATGAACAGGTAACGTCATATCCCTGTCCTAAAAGTTAAATTAACCCGCTCTCCACCACCTATAACATCAGGTACTGCATGAGTAGCTTTCATCTGTGAGCGACCATCAAATACGAAAGTATCACCATTTTCCATTAAATAATTAGTCAATCTTTTCTTAGGTATGTAGTGTGTGTTGATTTTACTTGTTGCAGTATGTTCTTTAATATTACGTTTATATTCTTGCCACTGAAATAGTCTAGGCGAACCAAACGATATAGAAACAACTAAATCATCTAACGTTGGTACAGTATCAGAATGATGTGGTATACCTTTACCATCAATACCATAATAACCACATAAACAAAAATTAAAATCAACGGTTCTACCAAATTCTTGTTTTATAAAAGTTTCTAAATTACCTTTGATATAATTCATAGGTTGTGTCCAAGGCACAGGTTTATACAGTCTACCTGCGTATTCGAAATCAGCAGTGCCAAACGCTTTAGTTCTTCTACCTTGTATTTCTTTTCCGTTAAACCTTCTATTTACAGGTTCGTCCCACTCCATTATCAATGGGTTAAATCCGTTAAATTTACTTTTATAAAATTTAATCATAATAAACTATCATCAAAATTAGGTAAGTCGTGTTCTTCGTCTTGAGCTACAAATTCATCTATGTACCAAACATTAATACCTTTGCCTTTAATATTAAAAAAGTATGGCTCACCATTTAATTGTTTTAATTTAGAAGTTAATCTATTACGTTGGTATTCTTTAAAATTATGTCTATGTAAATACTCCATCAAATCTGCTAACCTAAAATAAGTTTTATTTTTATCTGTCCAAGGTTTATGTAATAATAATTCATCACGTTCTCTAGCAGGTCTTTCTGTACAAAACGCTTCTAACAACTCCATAAAATGTCCTTCGGTAGAAGATTCTTTAGGTACTTCTACTACGGTCAACGAATCTAGTAACTGTTGTATTATTTGTCGCCAAACGTTTTCTTTTACTTTCGGCGGTATTTTATTTAACGCATCCATACATTTACGTTGAAATCTATTTTGATTTAATAAATCATCTGTTTCTAATTCTAATCTACCCCCTTCTACATCTAAAAACCAAATAGGCGGATCACTGTCTTGTTTAGTTAAATTACTAAATAGTGGCGTACCACCATTAGCCCCTATGCCATGCTTTCTAGTCCTACATAAAGGACTATTACAATGACTAGCTATCGGCTGATCATTACACCGATAAAAATAATCTTTACGTTGTAATTGTTTGCCTATCGTTAATACTTCTTGTGCTCCTAGCGGCGGTTGCATGTATTGCATATTTACATCTTCTAAACGTTTTTCCCAATCGTCTGGGTATTTCTTACGTAAAAACACACCTACGTTAAATAAACCAGAGTTCCTTGTACCTTTAGGAAAACCCTGTACAACTAAATGCTGTAAACAAGGCGGTGCTTGGTCTAACCAATCAACGGACTCGGTTAAAGGTGTCGCTTCGTATTTTTCTAAATCAGCTTTAGTAAACGTAATTTCTTCGGTGTATTTTAAAAACTCCTCAGGAGTTAGAGCTTGACCTTTATTACCGTAAGCATAACGGGTAGAGTTTTCACCTCCGAAGTAAGGCATATTTAAAGTGCTACCTCTATCGCCACGTTCTAACAACAACTGTGTTTGTTTAGGAAATATCTCTGCTTGTCCGAAGCCAATAGAAGCCGCTAACTGCCGTAACTTACGTTGTAATAAACTAGCTGAAACAGGTTCTTCTATAAAAAGATAAATATGTGCTCCACCACTTTTACTACGACAAAGCACTAACGGTAATTTATGTTTAACTAATTTTTTAGCCAAACCTTTTAAATCTAGTTGATATTCATCAACGTCTATAGCACCCCAAACACACATGTTGTTTTCGTCTATAGGTACAATCCCTACACTTTGCTCACCCGACAGATGACCTTCCCATAATTTTAGAAGATCATCGTCAGATAACTCTTTAGAGATAGTTACATTTTTTCCGTTTGCTTTACCGTCCTCTCGCAGATCATCAGTAGCTGTGAACGTCCCGTATGCTTGGCGTAGCCCCGCATATCGTATAGCAAATTGCTCTGCTAACGACATAAGTTATCTCCCGATTAGATAGTTTCATTTAACGTTACGTCGTCTGCTTGTAGCTCCTCTTTAACTTTAACTTCACCTGATCTAGCCGCTGACATAAATTCTTTAGCTATTTTTGCAGTTGTTAAATCAGTAGCCCCTGTTTGATTAACACTATAACCATGCCACGTACCTTTATCGTTAGATTGAGTAGTAGACGCTAGATTATAAGTAAACGCGAACATAGGTGCCTCAACGGACTCTCCTTTAGAGTTTTGTACTCTAGCCATACGTAACATAGTTAGCCATTTTCTAGCCACGCCTAATTGAGTAGATGTAAATGCCAACACTGCTTGTTGTGGCGTAGGGTCGGTAATTAATACGAAAAACTGTGCAGTTTCTACTATCTCATTACCTTCGGAAGTATAGTATCTTCTAGACTCTTCATCACGTTTACACTTACTAAGTATAGACATATCGTGTCCAGCATTTACTAAACCACCACCTTTTTCTCTAGGAATCCACTCGATGAATTTCTTATTATAAGCACAAGGTACAATATTTATACCTTTCTCACCGTCGTAAGTTTCACCAGTAACAGTATTATATAAATCTCCTGCACTAGCTCCTTCTACATAGCTACCGTTAGACTTTATTAACTGCGGAGACATAGGTTGTAATACGCGAATAAACGGTATTGCAAAATCTTCCGTAGTAGTTTCTTCTAGTCCTGTGCCACCCGATAATAAAGTATCATCGAAAGTAGCTATTGCTGTTTTTTGACTCTCAGCTATTTGAGTTTTTTCTTCAGGCATATTAATCCTTTTTTATAGTTGCTTTAGTACCTATATAGATACCAAATGGTTCTGATGGAATGTCCTTCCCCGTAGTAAGTTGTTCTTTTACGAACGCTTTTAACGTACTAGGATGAACGCTTTGTTTTATTTGTGGGTCTAGTCCACGGGTTTTAAGAGCTTCTACGGTTTGATCAACCGCTTGGCTTTCTTCACGATTAAATTTAACTAAAACTTCGTTTTTAATTAAACCCTCGTGTCCGTTATCTATCAACCACCTATACGCTATCTCTTGATTAGCTTTAGAAATATGAGCACTATAAAATTCTCCGACGGATATTTTTTCACCCGTACTAAGAGTAATCTCATTTAGCCCTGCTGCTGCCATAGCATCAGGTAGCTCTTGTTCTGCAGTTAATCTAAGTTCTTCTTTTTTAGCTTTTACATCTAGTTCTAACTGTTCTAATTCTTTAGCTAGTTGTAGTTGTTTATTGGCTAAAACAGAAACGGTAGATAACTCGCTATCGGAAACTTCGTTATTCCATTCCTGGACGCCGTCTTCCCCAACAAGTTCTTCGAACGTAGGTTTAGTCATCTAACTCTCCTTTTTGATGTAGGTCGATTTCAACAGGATAATAAATACCCTCTTGTCTATCCCATTTAAGAATATTAAATCTTCCTCGATTAAAATACGCAGCGATTGAACACGCTACACCTATAGCCGCAGGATCACCAATTAGAAGTAAATAATCTTCTGTCTTGTAATCTTGTAAGATTTTTTTCATCCTACGTACCGAAGGAGAGGCACTTAACATAATTTGTGTGTTAGAAGGTAATAAGACTTCGAAGTCACCGTACTGCCGAGCAGAGGCGATATTTCGTCCTGGAACTTCTTGTACAACATATACTGTCATGTTTCTCCTTTCTAATTTCTAGTAATTAAATAATATATATCAGTAACGACAAAGTAAAGTTATTACGGATATTATGTTTTTTAAAATAAAAATTTACTAAACAAAATAATAAAAAGCTACTAATATCGTTAATAAACTAATATTGATCTTAAATTTTTACCGTTATAAAAGGATTCGTCAATATTACTTTTAGGTAAAAGCTATTAGAGGGCATGGGGAATCTATTAGTTTTGGATTATATTTTTTATAAATTGTAATATATAATCAACTTTAGAAATTAGAAAGAACATGCAATATAAATTTAAAACGGAGCCGTACGAGCACCAACTAGAAGCGTTAAAACGTTCTTGGAATAAAAAAGAATACGCGTACTTTATGGAAATGGGTACGGGTAAATCGAAAGTATTGATCGATAATATTTCCGTACTTTATGATAAAGGTGGTATTAATGCCGCAGTTATTGTCGCTCCTAAAGGTGTATATCGTAATTGGTCAGAAAAAGAAATACCTACACATATGCCCGAACACGTACTACGGCAAATAGCGGTATGGAATCCTGCTCCTACTAAACAACAAAAGAAAAACCTTACTGATTTATTTCTACCTAGCGATGATTTAAAAATATTAATTGTAAACGTTGAAGCGTTTAGTACTAAAAAAGGGGTAACTTTTGTAGAAAAATTTATTATGGGACATAACTGTTTAATCGCCGTAGATGAATCTACTACCATAAAAAACCCTAAAGCCCAACGGACTAAGAACTTATTGAAATTAGCTATCAATACAAAATACCGTAGGATTTTAACAGGTTTTCCCGTTACACAATCACCATTAGATTTATATAGTCAAAGTGCTTTTTTATCAGACCAATTACTAGGGTATACGTCTTTTTATTCTTTTCAAAATCGTTACGCTCAACTTATTAATAGGAATATGGGGGCTAGAACATTTAGACAAGTTATCGGTTATCAAAACTTAGAAGAACTAACTACTAAAGTAAATGGGTTTTCTTACAGAGTTTTGAAAAAAGAATGTTTAGATTTACCTGCTAAAGTTTATCAACGTAGGGAAGTAGAACTAACTCCTGAACAAAAGAAAGTTTATAAAGAACTAAAAGATTATGCGATAGCGGAATTAGAATCAAATGAATTAGTAAGCGTTACTTCTATTTTAACCCAGATATTAAGATTACATCAAGTAGTTTGTGGTTTCGTTAAACACGACCAAGGCGAAGAAGTAGAAATAAAAAATAATCGTTTAGATGCTCTCATTGATGTATTAGCAGAAACACAAGGTAAAACTATTATTTGGGCTAATTATCAATATGATATAAAAAGGATATTAAAAACGTTACAAGAATTTGTAGGTGTTGAAGCAGTGGCTACTTATTACGGTGAAACACCAGATGAAGAACGTCAACAAATAATTAATCGTTTTCAAGACCCTAACTCTAAACTACAGTATTTAATTAGTAATGTACAAACAGGCGGTTATGGTATTACTTTAACTGCCGCAAGTAATGTTATTTATTACAGTAATAATTACGACTTAGAAAAACGTTTACAATCTGAAGACCGTGCTCATCGTATAGGACAAGAAAATAAAGTAACGTATATTGATTTAGTTGCTAAAGGTACGGTTGACGAAAAAATCGTAAAAGCGTTACGTAATAAATTAAATCTTGCTCAAGAAGTCTTAGGCGATGAAAAGTGGAAAGACTGGATCAGCTAGTTTCTTCTATAGTTTCGCATACTTTCTAAAGCTATTTCTCTATCTTTATCAGACATATCTCTACCTGATTCTTTTAATACATTTGCATTTTTCATAATTTCTGATATGTCTTTATTAGAAAAAGTTCTTTTTGTTTGACCAACACTATTCATTATCATTTGACGTAACATATCAGCATCTTTAGCAGACATTGCTCTACCTGATTGAGTTAAAGATTGAGTTAAAGGCGGAATAAGAAATCTAGATAAATCAGCATCAGATATCTCCCTGCCTTCAGCCGCGTACAACGGTCCACCCATACTCTTATAGCCCATACGGTTTCGTACTTCCTCAGGCAGTTTACTTAATCCTGGATTATCTTCAGGAACAACTTTTAATTCACCACCATCAGCTGCCATACGTGGTTGACGATTATCAGCTTGAGCTAACAACATATCAGCTTGAGCTAATACGGCACGAGCGGAAGCTATATCACCACCTGTTCTACCAACGACTGCCTGAGCTAAAGCTGTTGCATCACCTTCTATACTCATCTCACCTTCCATAGGGTCCATACGTGGTTCATTAGCAGCCATTCTAGGTTCGCCCATAGAAACAGGTCCTGCCATAGGCGGAGGTCCACCAGCAGGTACTGGAGGTCCTTGTACAGGCGGTACATCAGTTCTAGTGCCTGTCATCATCATATTAGTTAAATCTTCTATACCTGCCATTGTTATCTCCTGGGTCTAAAACCGTTTTGAAACATTTGTGTTGTCATTTTATCACCTTGTTCGCTCATCGGCAACTGCATAATACCATTATTAGCTATTTGACCACCGTTAGCAAACCTTTTTTCTATACCTAAATTAGCTTGGTTATCGCCAAAATCATAAGTAAAAGTACTAGTTACGTTATCGCCTAAATTCCTAGAAAACTCTAATTTTTCATCTAATAAACCTGCAATACCTTTTTCTATAGCCCCAACTTCACGGTCTAAATAATTAGCAACGTCTGCTTCGTATTGATCAGTAGCGGTATTACGAGCATTGTTAGCTTCTCGCCTAAGGTCTGTAACCGCTAGAGTATCGAATAAATTATTATAAAAATTAGTCATTATTAATTTACCAATTGATTGTATGCTTTTATTATTTCTTCTGGGATATTTAATGTATCTCTTGTAGGTAGCGGTTGTCTATTATCTCTTTTTTCTACAGGGTCGTAATATTTTAATTCATTACCAATATCATTAACCATAACTGAGTGATGAGTATTAGCTATTCTAATAAAATTATTAATTTTCTTTCTACTGGTAATTGCTCCTATATAAGCATCAAATAATTTCTCGTCCATTAAAAGTTCACCTAAAAATGCTTGGTTTCTTTGACCTATAGAACCTTCTATTGCCGTAGTTTGTCTACCTATTCTCGTTAACGGTGGAATAATCATTCGTTTTAAAAAGTTTATTTGTGGATCACCTAATTGTGCAGCTAACTCAGCTCTATTGAATACTTCTGAAGTCATACGGTCTGACTCTCTAGTTGCCATATCTCGTAAAACTTTTAAATTTTTAATAAATTTAGGACTTTCGTCACCTAATAATCGCCCGTAAACTCCATCAAAAGATAAATCTAAACCAACTAAATCTTTAGAACCAAAACCACCTTCTAGTAATTGATCTAATTTATTTAAATTAAATAAACCATCGGCATCAGTTAAACGTATTGCTAAATAAGATTTAGTAGCATCAGCTATTTCTGTTTTTAATTCAGCATTATCCGCAATTAAATCTTCAATAAATTTAATATCATCAATAAGTTCACCACTAGCTTTTTGATCAGGTCCCGCTCCTAAAATTCTAGTAACAATATTTATGGGTTCACCCGTACCAAACCTTTGTTCAGCTAAACGTAAACCACGTTCTAATTTTTCTATAGGTTGTATAACTTGTTTTTGTATATTAGCCGCACTAAACTCACTTATATCTTTACCGAACAATTCTCTTAAAGTGCCTTTATTAGTTTGTAAAAAAGTTTTGTAATTTGCCGCTAAATTACCTGCGGTATCGTCAGCTAAATCTAAAAAATTTGTCCTAATATAATCTAACGTTCGTTTTTGTAAATTAGCTAATTGTCCTTGATTACCTGACTTTTTAAAAAATTCTACTAAACTTTTTACTCTACTATTACTGTCTGCGTTTTTTGTATTAGTAGAAAAAATATAATTAACTACAGATTCTGGTTGTTGTCTACTTAAATTTACAATAATTTCTTGATTAGCTAATTCTGTACCTGTTTTTTGTGCTTGAAAAATATTTTGTATTTCGTCTGCTTGTCTTACTCCTATTTTTCTTTTCATAAAGTTATAAATTTCTCCTTCAATAGCGTCTTGTAAATTTTTAGTCGCTTGGAAAACTCGTTGATCTACCGCTTTTTGTGGATTTAATGTATTCATATAACTATTTAAATCCATTCTTAATTGATTTAATTCAGGTAAAGTAATATCGCCATTGTTATATCTAGTTAAACGGTCTCTAGCTTCTTCAGAAAAAAGTTCATAATAAGTATTTTCAGTTTTTTTACCCCCAGCAGTAAACAATTTACTTTTATTAATATTTTCAAAAGCTGACATTTCTTTTCTAATTTCTCTAGCAGAAATCGTACCGCCTAATTCTGGTATATTAATAGCTTCGTTTACATTATTAGCTAATTGTTCTTTATATTCTCTAGACGCAGCATTAATTTCAGTAGTAAATCGGTTATATAATTTACTACTAGCTTGTTCATCAAAAACTTCGTTTAATAAATTAACACCTTTAGGACTACCTGCTAAGTTTATATTATCTAAAGATTGGGCTAAACGGTTTACAATATCGTTACCTTGTTCAATAAAATCTAATTTATTAGCTTCAAAACGTTGTGTTAAATCTTTACCTATTTCGTTAGCGGTACGGCTATTTTGTAAATTATCAAACAAGCCTGAAAAAAATTTTTGTATTGTTTTTTCATTACCGTTAAATACTTCATTATAGAATTTTGTGTATTTTGGATTACTAGAATTACTTATTAATAATTGTTCTATATCATTTATAAATTGTACTTTTGAACCTTTACCTATAGTAGGGTTATATTTAGGTAAATCTTCGCCGATTTCTAAACTTAATTCTTCAATAGCTTCATCAACATCTAACAAAGTAATTTCTTCTGGTTTACCCGCAACAGTCGTAGCTTTTTCACCTTTTTTACTAGCTCGTACTCGTTCTATCGCTGCTCTAATTTCTTTAATCTCTGCAGCACCTACGTCTTTACCTGCTATTGCTCGATAGATTTTAGGCACACCGTTTAGAAATACGTCAATAGTTTGGTTTCCTCCGTATGCTAATAAACCAATCCAACCTGCTTCCTCTAACATATCAGTAAAGTTCATATCGTGAGCGTTATAACTAGCTCCAACAAAACGTTGTATTAATTGCGTGCCTGCTGCTCCTCCTGCTAATATTAAATTACCTGCAACGCTTTCTCCTATTTTTTTAATAGGACCTGTATTAATATTAGGAAATTGTTTTAAAAAATCATCAAACCTATTCAAACCTTTCATTCCAATAAATATTTCAGCAGCTAAAACGGGACCTTCTTGTAAACCAAACTCTAAAAAATCTATACCGCCAACTAAAGGTGAATCAAACATAACAGGAGCTTTACCCTCTTCGTCATAACGTATACCTAATTCTGGTTTACTGGGGTTTACGTAACTAAATGTTCCAGGAAGTTTATTAGCAAACTCTCCTTTTAATTCAGGGTTTTCTTTTATAGCTAACGTGCTAAGTCCCATATAATTTTTAGCATAATTTAATTGTTTAGGGGTATAGGTTCTAGGACCTCCAAAAGCTAAACCTGATTTAAATTTTATTAAACCATCAAAATCTATTTCTTTAGCAGGATCAATACCATAACTAGCTATCTCTCTTGCATTATTAATACCAAAAGGTTCACTAGGTTTCATATTAATTAAATTTTGTCCTGGACTTAAACTAGGGTTTACGGTAAAAGGATTTAAATTTCTTAAACTAGGACCTTCTTCTAACGCTTGTTCGTATTGTTTTAATCTTGTGGTATAAGCAGGGTGTCGAACAGCCATATCATAATTAATAGGGGGTAAATCATATTTAGGTATTTTTCTATCTCTAATAATTTGAAAATCAGTTAATTGTTTATCGACTATTTCGTCGCCGAGTTGGGTTCTAGCTAATGCTTGTAGTTCGGGGTCAGCTTTTAAAGCTGCAATTTTTAATTCATCGGGAGAAAAAATAGAAGAAAAAGTTAAATTAGGGTTAACTACTAACGCTCGATTACCAACTTCCGTTGCAGTTAAATTTAATCTTTCTTCAAAAGTCATATTAAATATCTTCTACGTTTAGTTGAAAATCTAAAATATTTTCTGGTTGATCTTTTGTTGTTGTCGAACCATCAGTTTTTCTATATCTTGGTCGTTCTATAAAATTTTTATAAACTTCTTCATTTCCATAACGGTCTGCAAAGTTTTTACGCGTATATGTTTCTGTGTTTTGACCGTCTTCGAAATTAAAATAAAATTCAAAAAGATTTAACATTTCGTCAGAATATTTATCTCCTGTTTTAAATCTTGGTAAACGACCAAGTGCTAAAGTCGAAGCTAATCCTGCATCATTTTGTTTTATTGTTGTTTCTGCAAAATCTACTAAATTACTATATAAAACCTCAGCATCTTGCGTAGCTCCAAAACCTATTTGTTGTAAAAAGAACGCTAAATCTTTATCTGATAATGTTCTACCAGTTTGTCCTGCAGTAGCTGCGGCACTATAAGCTAATTGTAATAATAAACTTCTAGTTCTAACATTAGCAAACGCTATATCTCCTAATGCTTCTTTTATAGTACCGTATTGACCCGTTGCTGCCATTGCTCCTGATTCATCAAACTGTTTTATTGCTGCGTCTATTTCATTTTGATTACCGCTTTGTAATGCTTGAACTAATGCTAAAGCATTTTGTCCTGTACCTGTTCTACCGTCTCCTCCTGCAGTATTATTTTTTACATCTTCTGGAGTAGCAAATAAAGCATCGCCTCCTGACATTACATAAATTTGATTAAAATTTGAAGCTACGCTATTAGCCGCATTTGCCATATTAGCTACTAAAGTAACAGGATTTTTATCAGGACTTTTAATACCTTCTTCTAAAAAATCTAATGTTCTATTAGTACTCGTTAAAAATCTTAAAGTATTAGTATCTTGTTCTTGTATTGTTTTATCTAATTCGTCAAATTTTGTTAAACCTTTACCACGTAATTTAGTAAAATCAGGAGTTTCTCCTAACACTTTTACGTCTACAAAATTTGTATTTGGTAAATCTAAAACATTTATGTAATCAGTTTTATCATCATTTAATACAAAATAACCTTTTTTAGGATCAAATTTACCTTGACGAATATCTTGTATACCTAATTTTTGTTTATCTAAATCTATTAAAGTTACTCGTTGATCAGGTTCATCTTTTAATTGTTGTGCTATAAAAGTTTGTCTAGCAGTATCAGTGAGTTTAGCACGGTCGCTTCTAGCTTTATCAAAAGAACTAGCGGTATTAATAAATGCGGCTAATTCTTTATCATTGTCAGTAAGTAATGCAGGTAAGTATTGCGTAGCTAATTCCCCAATACGTTGCCCTGTGGTTTGTTCTCTTCTAGGACCGTAAATTTGTTCAGCTAAATATTCTGCTTGTACTAAATCACTAGCATCTTTATCAGGAACAGGTAGTGGTTCTGTTTTACCAGAAAATAATTTATCAGCTAAAAAACTTAAACCTACTGGTGCAAGATACGCTAACGGATTTATATCGTCTCTCGGCGGAGTAGTAAATGTTCTACCACTAACGTTAGGAAATCTAGGAGTAGTAGGTGCTAAAGTAACAGGTGTAATACCACCTGCTTTATCGCCACCGAACGTTGGAAAAGGACGTAAACCTGCTATACCGTTAGCCATAACTAATAAATGGAGTACCCCGCGTTACCTATATCAAAACCGCCTAAACCAAAAATACCTATTTGAGGAAATGGTCCTAATGGCACAGGCGGCGTTGTTATCGGTGGTTGTATTGGCGGATTTATAGTGGGTAATCCTGCAGAAGGAGCACCTACACTTCCAGGAAGACTCGCTATTCCAGGGAGACCGCCTGTATTAGGAGCGAAAGCTCCTGCTGCTGGTTGTGCTCCGCCAGCATAACCGTAACCACCTGCTAACGGTCCTAACGAAGCGGTTAATGCTCCAACATTTTGTAACGTTTGCATTGGTAAATTGTATTGACCAACAAAGTTTTGGTAAGCTAAATCTAATAATGATTGATCTCTACCTCTACCTAATCCACCAAGAGCCATTTGTTGACTTATATCTTGTTGCTGTAACGCAGGTAATGTGGTAGCTAATCCTTGATATTGTTGTCCTAACGCTCCTAATCCTTGACCTAAACGTTGTCCTAAATTAGCAATACCCGTGCCGCCTTGTAAACCCATACCAAATTCAGCTTGTCCAAGTCTTCCTAATTGTTGCCCTTGTCTTAACGCCGCTTGAGCTTCAGCACTGCCAAATTGTCCCTCTCTAGCCGCTAATTGTCCTTGTAAACCCGCTAATCCTAAACCTCTACGTTGTTGAGCTTCAAACGCTTGTTGAGCAGCATTTCTAGCTCCTTCAAACCCTTGACTACGAATTGCTCCTACTTGTTGAGCAGCACCTCTAGCGGCATCTTCAGCTAATTCTTCTTGGGTTAATCTAGAACGAGAGCCACCAAAAGCTCCTGCTCCTATTGCTTGATCGCGTAACCCAATATCGGCTTTACCGAAACGTTCGCTAATATCGTCTAACGTTTGTTGTACTACTTGTTCTTCAAAAGGGTTATAAAAATTACTAACTTGTCTACTAGGGTCAAACATTCCTGTCGCCCCGTAACCGCTAAGTTCTGCTCTACCTAAACCACCACGAGCAGCAGAAAAATCAGGACCTGCTCCTCTAGTAAATCCTGCCGCTTCTCCTGTTAGCCCACGTCCTGCGGTTAATCCCGCCGTAATACCTTGTCCGCCTATATCAGCAGCACTACGCATAGTCCCTGCAGCCTCAGATAATAAATCAGCTTGCGTACCTAAAAATGGTTTATAACTCCCAATCGCTTGATCGGCTAATTGCATACCTCTCGTTTCTCTAGGGTCAAAATCTGCTACTCGATCACCCGTATAGGTAAACGGGCTAGTGTCGTCTCCGCCTAATTGTCCAAATTGTTGTTTTAAAAATGACTGAGCATACGGAAAAATATCCCGTTGTAAAAAATCGCCTATATAACCCGCAGGGGCTTGGGTTGAATATTCTTGTTCTTCTCTACTAGCCATATTTCCTATTACCTTGTTTATTAAATTTTTCTAACATAGCGATACCTTTCTGATGATTGCCTTTACCCATGTGTTTAACCGCGGCGTTAGATAACATAAATTCACCGTCACTAGCCATAACAGGTATTAAATCATCTTTAGGACCTCCTGGACCTTCGATATCCCCACCGTCTAACATAGGTGTAAACATAGGTCTATCTAAAACCCCACCGTCTTTAAAACCTCTACTACCCGCAAAAGCAGTACCGTCTATTGGTCGTATATTTCTTAAATAATCTCGTTTTGCACCTAAACCACCTGTCGGTAGTGTTTGTGTTCTTTGTATACTAACTCTACGAGCAGGCTCGTCATCCCCTAAAAGTTCACTAGCTAAACGTTTTCCTAATGCGGCACCTATTTGATTTATAGAACCTGCAAATAATTCTTGTGTTTGAGGTGAAAAACCACTCATAAAGCTATCGTAACGTTCTGTTAGTGTAGGATTTAAAGTAGCGTCTAAAGAAGCTAAACCAGTTTCCTTCATTAAATCACCATCTATTTGCATAGGCATAGGGCTAGTACTATCGTATAAAGTTACGTCTTTAGTTTGTTTAAAATCGATGTCAGGAATTAAATCCATAATACCTGTTTTTTCAGGTCCTTTTGCAAATAAACTTGTTTTAAATTCTTCTAATTGTTTAGCATCTAAATCTAACAAACCACGTTCTTCATCAATTTTAGCTAAAAGTTCTTTTAAATTTAATTCACCGCCGTTAGCAGCATTTAACGCTCCCCCAACATACATTCCTGCGATACCGAATTGATCTAGATCAGCAGGGTTTACTCCTACGCCTTGTAACATAGCTAAAATATCTTCTTCTCCTACAGGTTTAGCAGGATCATCATAAGTAAACTCTCCAAATTCTTGTACTTGACTACCTTCTACAGGAGTAATTTCTGCATCAGGTCCAGGAGTTAAACTAGGTGCAGTGCCTCCTCCAATGGAAATTGATTCAGGAGCGTCAGGTTTACCAGCAATTTTGCTAGTAATAACGTTTGTTGCTACTCCTACAGCTACTGCTGTTGCTATTCCTGCAAAGGACATTAAAACTGCTCCATAATTTTATCTATTTGTTTTATATCGAAACCTTTTAATTTAAGTTCTGTAAAATCATCAACGACTACTTCATTTACTACGTCATCTACACTAATACAATCTGTTCTATGTACAGTTATAAAAGTACATTGTTCATGAATATAGAGTGCTCTTTTAGTTCCTGCTTCTGTTATACCGTGATGTGGTGCTTTTATACGTTCTACGCCTTTATCACTAAATATTGAGGCTTCGCCTGATAAAATGAAATAAGGGTGGTTTTTGGCGTGTATTTTAGTTGTTACTAATAAACCTTTAGGCATAACAATTTTACGTATATATTGACCGTCTGCAAAATTATGGCTAACAGCTCCTTCAGTTTCTCCTGTTATTTGTAAATTTAATTCTTGATTGTTGTTTTCAATACAATGTTTAGCAACAGCTTCTTCAAACTGTTTTATTTTGTTTTGAAACTCTAGCTTGTTTTTCTTATAATCAAAAAACTCACACGCTTCTTGGTAAGTTAGTTCTGGAGTTTTAATTAAACTTAAACTCATTATTTCCTCTGCGTTTATTAACGTATTAGCGAGTTAAAGCCCGTCTCGTAAGCTGCAGTTCAATACTGACAGTTCGATTATACTTCATACAGTATATATTTTTAAAGGTTTTTCTTTGCCTTTTACTTTTATAGGTTTTAATGGTTTTAAATGATAACCACACCTACTTTCCGTATTTTCACCTATTAAAATATCTACTCCTGCATCTTTTGTACCTGATTCTAACCTAGCCGCAGTATTTACCGCATCACCAATAGCAGTATAATCAAATCGTGAAGAAGAACCCATATTACCGATTACTGCTTCTCCTGTGTTTACTCCTATGCCTATGGCTACTGCAGGAAGTCCTTCCGCTTGGAGTTCTATATTAAGTTCAGCCATATTTTGCCAAATATCTTTAGCACAATCTACCGCTATTTGTTCATGATGTAATATATCTAAAGGAGCATTAAATATAGCCATCATAGCATCACCAATATATTTATCAACCATACCACCGTGTTTTTGTACTGCGGCTTGTTGAGCAGTAAGAGCTTTATTCATAATATAAGTTACTTTTTCTGGGGTTACGGCTTCTGATAAAGCGGTAAAACCTCGTACATCAGTAAATAAAAAAGTAGCGTACCTTTTTTCACCACCTAATTTTAATAACTCAGGGTTCTTTTGTAGTTGTTTTACTTGTCTAGGGTCTAGATAATGTTCGAATTGTTTTTTAATTTCTAAACGTAATTTATATTGTTCACGGAAACGTAAATAAAAAGCAATCGTTCCTGTTATAAATTCACTAATTAAAGTCCACGTTGTATCTATTAATAGTCCTTGTTGTATGGCATAATATCCTCCGATAGCGGTGCTAGACATAATAGCACTAAAACAAAGAACCCCTGCAGTAACGCCTAAGTTGCTCAACACAACCCAAACTAAAAGCAGGGATATAACTAATATTAAAACTTCAACGGCTAAACTGTAGTCGGGGATAAATGGACTATTTTCTACCAATATTGATTCTGCTAGTGCTGCTTGTACCTTGTGTGGTTCAAGTAATCCAACTGGGGTAGCTAACTGCGGCATTACGCCTTTAGCAGTAACGCCTACAAAAACAAATTTATTTTGTACGGCTAACTCTTGCAAATTAGTTTCTGGAGTATCTACCCAACTTACCCACTTACGTCCTAAACCATCCGTTTTAACGGCAGGTAAACCTTTTACCCGTACTTCTTCTATACCGTTCGTATTAGTCTTAATAACGTACGTATTAGCCCCTGTTAGAGCTTTTAGTACTTCGGTACCGAAAGCGGGTAACCACCCGTTAGGCGTCCTATATAGAAGCGGTATACGTCTAACTAAGTTATCTACGTCTACGGGAGCGGTAGCTATTCCTTCATTCGCTTTTAGTTCGGGTATATTTCTTATAGTACCTTGAGCTAAATAACCACCGTTACCTTCTCCCATAATAACAGTGCCTACGGTATCGGGGTATTCACCATTAGGATTTTCAAACAATGCTAATACCGAAGGAGCATAACTAAGAGCAGTTTTAAAATTACTATCACCACCAAAACGATCTTTATGAGGAAAACCAATAACCCAACCAACGCCTAACGCTCCTTGGTTTAATAATTCTACTTGTATTTCTGCTAATCTTTGTCTAGGAAAAGGATAACCACCTTCATTATCAACGTCTTCTTCGGTAATATTTAACACAACAAAATTACCTGAAGGTTCAGGAGTTTTAACAAACGTATCAAAAGTTTTTAATTTTAATATTTCTTGCGGAGCTAAACTAAAAACTAACGGCAAACTTAATACTGCTATAATTGCAATAATTTTTAAATATTTCACCCCGACCCCTGTCTAATATTTATTGTTGAATCACTACCACCGTTTACTTTAACTTCGTTCATAATACCGTCTTGTTCTAAAATTACCGTATAACTATTATCGCTATCAATATTTAAAGTAGCACCTTGTCCTACGGTTCTATTTAAACTTATTTGTGCTCCTGAAACTACTGTAGTAATTTGAGTTTTTGTATCTTGACCAATATTAGTGCCTTGAATAGTTGAAGACGTAGCTGATTGATCTAATTGATCATCGTCAGCTAAACTATCTAATTCATTTAAAATATTTAATAAATCTTCTAAAAAGTTTACGTTTAATGCGTCGTAATCTAATTCAGTGAAATCTAATTGTTCATCTTCTTTTAAATTTTCTTCGGCTAAATAATCAAAATCTAAATCGTTAAAATCTAAAATAGGGTCTTTTAATTCTTGTTTTTCCTCCTCCTCTACACGTACTGCTTTTTTAGGTGGCGTAACAATTAACATATTATCAATAAACTCTAACGACAAATCTAAAATTACAGGCGGGCTAGGACTAGCTTCTAATGTAGTAGTCGTAGTTGCTTGATATGCTTGATTTAAAATTACCTCACCCATAGCTGTAGTTACCGATATTTCTCCTGAAGGATTACCGAACTCATCAGGTAATAAAATAAATAAACTTTCGCCTGTATCGGGTTCTACCGTAATAGTAAAATCAGTACCACGAATCGCTACCGTAGCTGAATCGGTACGAATCGTCATATTTTCTTTAGGGATAGCACTAAATTTAGCTGTTACAAAACGAGCCGTACCTTTAGCAAAAGATAACGCTAATTTACTTTTAGTCGGATTAGGGTCGTAAATATATTCGTCAATAATTAACGTAGAATGTTCAGTTAATTTAACTTTACTATCATCAGCAAAACGTAAACCTAATCTACCTTGTTCGGTTTTAGCTTCATCGTTAGCTTGTAAATTAAATGCTACTACCGCTTTATAATCCTTATCGCGGCTTATTTGTCCGTAACCAGATACTTCTTCGATAGCTCCTATCTCAAGGGCAGCTAGTTGCTGTGCCTTGATCGTTTTGGATGATACAGAAAGTACCATTAGAACCATTAGAAATGACACGTAGCCAATCGTTATCGAGTGTTGAAGCTTGTGTAACATTTATAGCTCTAGAGCCTCCTGTATGGTTCAGGTGAAAATGACCGCCTTGATAACCATCGCCGTTATAATTGATAGTATTATCAGAACCATCAACGTTCATATAATTAGTAGCTAAGTCTACATCGATATCGGAATCAATAGTATTGTTTGAGCCGTTTATAATCCAATCTAAATCTAAGGTAGTTGCTATTGCTGCGGTGCCTTGGTCTAAAGACATATCGTTAGCCGTTCCCGTTACTGAAATATTTACGTTAGAACCGTCAGTAGAATAAGTATTAGTAGGGTCTGTTTGAATATCAAAAATATTACTAGAACCAGAAAATTCAAAGAACCCAATATAGTTATCGGCGTTGATATCTCCTTTAAATAAGTTACTAGAACCTATTTGATTAATATCTAAAGTCATGCTAGTTCCGTCTAAATCTAATGGTGTCATCGTCCCTGCTACTGCTGAAGCTCCACCGATTAAGTTACCCGAACCTAATTGTTCTATATCGGCATTAAGCGTTGCACCTGATTGGTCAATAGATATTTCGTTATCTGCTGACCAAAGCACATTAGATAAAACTATTAATAAAATTAATTGTTTTTTCATTGTTTTAAACTCCAATAATCATATTGTATTCCTTCCATGATAGTTTTGTAAACCGCTGTTTCTATAGCTGCTTGTAGTGCTATGGTTACGCCTTCGTTTTCTACGTTACCGTTTTCTATTTCGATTAACCTAGTATTATCTTTTACAAAACGAAAAATATCTTCGTTAATACCTACACTTAAAATAGTTTTGGTCACCGTAACTTCGGTAAGTATTCGCCCCGTGAGTACAGAGACCGTGCGTAAACTTATTGTTACGGTATCTTGTCGGTATTCTTTACTTAACCCAATCCCTAATACTCTACCACCAGAACCGCCAGAACGTGTATTAGTTTCGTAACCAACCACTGCCCCTTCCATTAAAATACCTGCAAATAACAAAGGTTTTAGTTTTTGTTCTTCTTTAAAATCTTTTCTAGTACTACGGATTAATTGTCGTTCTTTTGTTAAATTATCTAAACCCACACGTTCTACTACTTCGAAAAAATTACCGTTGCTAGTATCTTTTAACGCTTTTATTAATAAAGCATAAGGAGCTTGAGTTACTGCCGTGCTAAAAGAAGCATAAGTACTATTACTTCTACGTTGTCCTGTTTGATCAGTGAACGCGGTAGGGTATACCGCCACTACAGGTTTTATATTAGGTAAACCTAAATTAGCTAAGTTTTCATTAATAACTTCAGAAACTTCAGCAAATCTTGAAGGTTGTAAGTTTTCAATAGCTTGTTCTGTTTGTAATAAAGTACAACTAGAAAGTAAAACTATCAAGAGGAAAAGTAATAATTGTTTCGCCGCCGTCGGCATCAGTGATAGTAAGTGTAATCGTAGTATCATCAGAGACATAGTCTATCTTGTTTCCTTCTAGTTCAATAGTACCTGCGGTAGAAGACGTTTCGCCAAATAAATTATCTACTAATTGTTGTGATAATTTAGCATATACTCTAGATTCTAAATTTCTAATAAAACGAGCTAAAGTGCTATTATTTAAATCTCGTTCTGCTTCATCAGCAGCAGCTTTTAACGCATCAGTAATACTTTGTTTTCTAGTATTTTCTTGGTTTTCTATCGTTAAATAATGTGCTGAAGTTGCTATTCCTGAAAAACTAGGACTTTTAAAAGTAAATTTCATTTCATCGGCTTGGCTAAAAGAAGAATAAATTATTGTAAAAATAATAAAAAACATGCCTGTTAAAGCAAAAATATTTTCGAACGCTATTTCATTCTTCGTCTTCTTTCGGCTCTTCATCTTTTAACTCCCGTAATTCAATCACGGTATCTAGTTTCTGTTGTAATCTTATTAAATCGTTATCTAACATACGCACTCGATCAATTAAAGCAATTAAGGTAACGTTTGCGTCTGCTAATTTAGCTTTTATATTTTTAGTAATAAAGTTCCAGATATAATAAAGAATATATAGTAACCCAACGGTAGCTACTATTGGAAAACCGTACTCACTAATAATTACTGCAATATTATCCATTAATCTCTACGAGCGTCGTTTTTACCGTCTGCTCTAGCAATACGTTCTAAATCAGGTCTTATACCTAAAACCGAACACATAGTTGCATCAACCCGAATCATATCGTGATTCATAGTTTTTACTCGATTATCTAACGCTGTAACGATATTATGAATACCGTCTACTTGAGCAACAACACTTTCTAAAATATATTTAACGGTGAGAAAAATAAAAAATCCACCTAATAGTGACATAGCTATAGGAAAACCAACTTCAGCTATTAATGTAAAATAGGTTTGCATTCTTCTAAATCCTCAACTGATATTATCCCGTCTAACATACCTACTACTATTACGCCATAGCTTTCTGCTTGTTCTTCTGCGTCTTCAAAAGATTCGGCAACTATATTAGGACCTTCGTGAATAGTTCCTTTAAATCTAAATTCTGTAAGAAATATTTTTAAAGACATTAATCACCGCCTTTAAAGTTTTTACTTTGCCCTGAAGTGCCAGCGTAAATACCAAAGACTGCCGCCATCGCCCCTACTACTATTGATACTAACGCTGATTGTTCTAAGTTTGGTTCGGGTAGTTCCATAAACCAAATAACAACTTTGTAAAGGAGTACGATATAAACACTTACAAAAATTCTAGGAAAGATACGCCAAGCATCTATAGTTTTAGCTAAATGTACCCATTTTTGAAAAGGATTTGTTCCTGTGTTATTAGGCGTAACGTCTATATCTAATTCTAATTTCTTTTTTATTGGTTCTTCTTTAGTAACAATAATATTATCTTCTATAACTTTTTCTTCCATATTAAACCTCTACTGGAGTAAACACACCTAACTCAATAAGTTTAGCTCTGTTAAGTAAATGAGTTTCCTCTACTTCTTCTTTGTTTTGTCCATAATATGCTACGGCATAATATTGTTCTACCATAGTTTTATTTATATCTATTCCATCACAAACTACGGTGCCTAATACTCTACCGTATTTACCACGGGAATCTTTTAATTCTGTTCTAATAACTACTTGCTCTGCAGTATTTATAGCGTTTTGTAAAAATGCTGCAGCTAATTTACCTCTAGCTTTTTCGTCTTTATTTCTAGTTCTAGATTCTGGAGTGTCTATAGCGTATAACCTAACTCTACTTTTAAAAGAAACATCAAAACCTAAATCTAAAATTACGTCTATAGTATCTCCATCAACAACACGTTCTACTGTACAACTATATTCATACATTTTAACCTCGTTTTTTAGTAGTTGACCTAGCTTGTTTAAAATTCTTTTTAGTCGGTGCCCCTTTTGATCCTGGCTTACGCATACGTTCTTTACTGCCTGCTTTTATACGTTTACGTTTAGCATGTATATTCGCCCACAATCCTGGACGTTTACTTTTACCTTTTTTACTATGTTTTGGCATTTAACACTTCCATCTTTTTCTTGCTTGTCTCAACCTAGAATTAGGATTTTTTGCGGCTTTCGGAAACTTTTTCATTTGTCCTGCTGACCTAGCACAAAATGATTTACGACGTTTAGCGGCTTTACTGCCTTTTTTAACTTTACCTGTAACCGCAGTTTTTAATTTACTTCCAGGATTCATACGTCTATACGCTTTTACTCCTGCTGCCGTCATGCCCGCACCTTTTTTAGTCGCTCTAAAATTCTTTTTATTACGTTTAGGCATTTTTGCCTTTTTTCTAGGCACGTCTTTTTCTCCTTTTTGTAGTAGTTTTCTTTTTAGCAAACGTTCTTACGTTAGTAGGTTTGCCTCCTGGATTACCTGCTGCTCTTTTTCTTTTAACCGCACTACGTCTTTGTGCTGCAGTCATACGTTTAGCTTTAGCTCTAGGTACGCATTTAGGATATTTTCTTTTAGATTTACCTTTAGCGGATTTACGTCCACATTTTTGAAACTTACCTTTTTTCTTAGGAGCACCAATATCTACCCAATCACCTTTAGGTCCTTTACCAAACCATTCGGATAAACCGCCTTTAGGTTTAGCCACTTTTTTTCCTCGCTTTTCTAATCGCTTCTTTACCGCGTTTAAAAATACTAGCTACTTGTGTTTTACCCATAACTTTAGCTCGTTGCTCACCAACAGTAAGTATTTGTATTTTTCTAGCAAAAGGTTTTTTAACTTTTTTAACTTTAGCCACTGTTGCTCTAGCATCAGCAGGTGTTGCAAACTTAATTCTAACCGTGTCTTTTGGATTTTCATCAGTGTATAACCTTCTACCAGAACCTTTTGGTTTTTTACCTGTGCCTTTTTTCGGGTCGCGTTTTTTCTTAGGCATTACCTATAACCACCACCACGTTTTTTATACGTTCTTACTAACCAACCGTTAGCATAAGCACTTGGGTAAACTTTAAATTTACGTTTAGCTTCGGCTTTTACTCTCGCGTATAATGCAGGATTAGTTGGCGTAGCTCCTTTTTTCTTTTTAGTAGTTTTCTTTTTCTTTTTAGCCGCCATAATTTATTTCTTCTTTTTAATTGGTTTTCTTTTAGTTACTTTTTTTGCTGAACTATATCTAGTTTTTTGATCTTTATTAATCTTTTCTAGTTTTTTAGCTTGTTCTGCGTGTAACTTACTAGCTTTTTTTAACGCTTTTACAATCTCATTTAAATCTTTAGTGTAATGTGGCATTTTAATCTTCGTATAAATTATTAAATGTAATAGCAGGGTCTAGATAACTTTCATGACCTTCTGCTGAATGAACCCACTGAGAGGGTTTAAAATCAGGTGCTCCATCACCAGTTACCCATAAAGCAGGGCTAGTAGCTCTTACTCTGTTATTAGGTAAAGCAACAAAATTACCTTTCCATTTACAATCTTCAGTTATATATAAAACATGGGATTGTTTATGTTGAGCAGGATCATCAGCAATATCGCTATCGGTATAATCTACGGTAAACATATAACGTCCTGTATAAAATTCACCGTCTATTTTACAAAGCCAAGGACTAGAACTAACTCTATCCATAATAACTACTGAGTGTTCTCTTGATTCACAATCCCAAGGTTGAGCAATATGATCTTCCATAGGTTCTGGAAAGTCTTCACTAGGGATGTCAGCAACTAATGCTTGTATTGGCATTCTAGCCCACATAGCACCACCGTGAATATTACCTTCGTCATTATCTTCACAATTAGCTTCTTCGCCAGTAAAAACTACTTGAAAACTTAACGATCTGTCGGGAATAGTAGTAACCGCTATCGCTAGTGCATGAATATACTCATCTTGGTATTCTTCATGATTCTTAGTAAATTCTCGTCTGACCCAACATTTAAAATGTGGGATATTACTAATTAAATAAGACATAGCTTATTTCTTTTTCTTTTTAGTAGTTTTACGTTTTTTAGACCTTCTTTTTACTGAACCACCCTTAGACATTTTTCTGAGAGAACCGCCTTTAGACATTTTTCTCATCATACCGCCCTTACTTCTTTTACTTTTGTGCATTGGCATAATTAACCTCCTTTTAGTACACGTTTTTGTAATCTTACTGCTCTTTGTCCGACTTGTGTAGCCCAACGACTATCCATCATCTCCGTAGCAGCAAGTTCCCAGTCTTGTTTAGATAAAGCACCTAAAAAATTTTTAAATTTTTTTAATCGTGTAATACCTAAATTAAAACACATATTAGCTAACACTAATTGTAGATCGTCTGGTAACTCACGCCACCAAGACAGACTTCTATCTAACTCTTTAAAAACTATTTCTATATCGTTTTTAAAACACTCGTTAATTCTTTTTGTTGATATTTTTGTTCCCACAGGTTTGCCCCATTCTTTATCTTGATCAGTTATTAAATGACCAATACCAAAAGTGTGATATCCTAGATGATCTAAATAAATTTCGTTTATACATCCCTCATCTAGTTTTAATTCTTTTCTAAGTTTTTCTATATCCATAATCAACCTATAGGTATAGTTGTAGCTCCTGCTAAAGAAACTGTTACTTTACCAAGTGCCGTTGTACCTTGTGTACCTTTTTCTGTACCTGTATAAATATCAACCCATTGTTCTCCTGTCCAAAGTTGTATTTGGTTTGTTGATAAATTCCAAATTAAATCTCCCGTTCTAAAACTTGTAGAATTTCTTTGTGTTTCCGTAAAATTATTAGTAGAACCTATATCTACTTTATTTAAACTAAGTTCTAAAACTCTAACTAATCTATTAAATAGTTCTGGAGATAATTCATTTTGAGCGAACGGTAATTTAGTTTCTAATATTTTAGCCATTATCTTTTGCCGTCAGGTTGTATTTCAATACGAGTAGCTCCTAATCTAAAACCTACTCCTAAAACTGTAGTATCGGTATCATCAGATTGTACTCTTAACGCAGCTTGTCTTCCTCTAACTCGGGTATCTATTTTAGTAGTCGTTGAAGTACACGCTCCTGTTACTCCCGTTGTTAAGCTCTCTCCTGGGAAATTTCTCTTTTTTAAAACTAAATCTACTTTTTGTCCTGTTGCTCCTGTGCTTCCTGTGCCATTAAAAGTTACATCAGGTATTATTCTACTTATAAATTGAAACTCCTCTCCCTCACCTAAATCGAAATCACTAGATTCTATAAACACGTTAGTCATTGCTGTGCCATCATCATCATTACCGCTTTCTTGGTCATATAAATAATTAGAAGATGTTGCTTTAGGTTGAGCAAAGACTCCTTCGTCTAACCATGCTGTTCTAGAAAGCTCGCCTATCATCCAAACATTTTCTTCGTAATTATACGTTACGTATTTATCTATTACCGTAGCATCTGCTGAACAGTAAAACCAACCAACTTCACTAAAGGCTTTATTTAAAAAACCAAATATTTGATAACTTTGTGTTTGATTTATATTACTAAATACGTGTTCTTCTACTAAACAAGGTAATTTTTGTACTGCTCCTGAGTAAGTATAAAAACCTTTTTTATCCATCCAAAAAACCCCTTTAGGAGAATTTATCATAGCATTAGGACCTACTAAACCTACGCCTTCATTTACTAAATTTACACCAAAAGTAAACGGTTGTCCAATAAATGTCATAGAATATAAAGCCGTATCTGTCCAAACTAATATTTCTTGTCTTGCTCTAGTTGCTCCTACTATTTGTGAACCTGACGAAAGTCTTAATGAACCTGCGGTATTGGTTATTTTTGGCTCCCATTCAGCAACGTTTTCTTGATCACTAAAAGCTATAAACAGAGGGTCTATTTCCCCTGTTCTAGCGGTACCTGAAGCATTTAATGGGTCTGCTCCAAAACAAATAACGTGTCTATCTATATCAGAAACCATAGTTTGTAATGCTAACGTAGGTGGTAAATTAGCTCCTGCTAAATCACTTAAAGCTACTGCTCTAGTGTTTGTACCATTAGATTCATCCCAATAATAAACACCACCCCCTCTAACATTTATTAATAAATCTTCGCCAAAATTATCATGTGACCATAGACGTAATTGACTAACGTTACCTAATGGTGAAGCACTGCCCCAAGTTCCTGCTCCCCAAGTTCCTGCTCCCCAACCTGTAGCAGGTACGTAAACATCTAAACCTACGTTTATTTGATAAAGTCCATCTACTCCAGAACCGCCATTACCAGAGTCACTACTATTAGCTGTAACAATAGCTCCTGTTGTATCTTTAGCAGTAATAGTGTAGGTATTGGCTGTAGGTATAGTTAGTATTTCATATTCTTGATTAAGCACTGCCGCAGTTATATTACCGCCTAAAGTAGCTGCTCCAGAAAGCGTTACAAAATCTCCTATAACAGCACCATGGCTAGAATCAGTAACGGTTAAAGTAGAAGAACCATTAGTTGCTGCAAAAGTTATTGAATCAGTACTGGTTTTTCTAATTGGAGTAATATCTGCAAAAGTTGTACCATCTAATATATAATATTTTACTGTTGTACCTAGCCCTATATATTTAGTTCCATCTAAAGCTACCCAAGCGTGTAATCCTCTACCTGTGCCTTTATAGGTGTCCGCAGTAGCTTTTATCCAACCACCTATTTTTTCAGGTAAACCTTTTCTAAAACGAACTAAATTACTATCAAACCAGCCACCTTCATTAGCATAAGCGGTAGCTTCTTTATTAATTCCTGGTCTAAATAATAGTTTTTGAAAAGGCATCGCTTCTCCTAAAATATTAAATTAGTTAAAATTCCTCCCATACCGAGCAGTATGGTTACATTAGCTCCTATAACAAAAGTTTCTAATCGTTTTACTCGATGTAATATTTCTAACCAACGTTCAGCACAAACCGCTTCATGCCTAGATAAATTAGCTTCTACTTCACTCACTGTTGTTTTCGGCATTTACCTTAATTTTCTAATATCTTTGTTTCCGAAGTTAAAACCTCTTCGGCTTGAGCTTTTGTGCTTTGTACTAAAGAGTTTTCAAACACCGACAAACTTGCTTGTATTTGATCTAATTCAAATTGTAAGCGTGCTTTTTTATTTCTTAAATCGTGTATTTGTTTAAAAAAATATTTTTGGTCGTTAGACATTTCCGATTCTTTTAGCTCGGTATCGTCAATGTGTACTACGTTTTCTTTTGG